TCCAAAACAAATTGACTGCATTTGTTGTTATTCCTAAAGATTCAGAAAAATTTGGTCCAGCGTGGTTGCAAGCTTTCGTTTCAGCACAAATTACAGAAGCATTTGCAGCAGCACTTGAAGCCGCATTCTTGAATGGTGATGGCGATGATAAGCCAATCGGTCTTTCTCGCACTCTCACAGGAACTGCAGCAGGTGGTAAAACAACCTACGCTGAAAAGACAGCGCAAACTTCTAAACTTACATTTGCTGATTCAGCAACAGTTGTAAAAGAATTGACCAAGGTTTACAAATACCACTCAACTAAAGCAGACGGAACTACTCCAGTAGCAGTTGAAGGAAATCTTGTAATGGTAGTTAACCCTGCTGATGCTTGGGATGTGAAGAAACAATACACTTCATTGAACGCTCAAGGTGTATATATCACTGCTATGCCTTACAATCTTATCTTGGCTGAGTCAGTAGCCCAAACAGCTGGTAAAGTTACCACATTTGTTAAAGGCCGTTATGATGCCCTTGTAGGTGGTGGAATCGAATTTGGACGCTTCACAGAAACTTATGCTCTTGAAGACTTGAACCTTTACACTGCTAAGCAATTCGCTTACGGTAAAGCTCATGACGAGAAAACCGCGGCTGTTTGGACTTTGCAACTTCCTCAAGCCTAATTTAGGGGTTAGATCATGACTTCGGGAGTAAGACTTCATCCTCTCCTTGAACCTTTTAAGGAGAGGATGAGGATTTTTCATAACGGGGAGGATAAAAACCTCTCTCGAATATTGGAAAGCTCTGAAGCTAACATCTTTAGTCTTGTTGGAAGTCAGTACCCAACTGAACCACGAGTTCGAGAGTTAATTTTAGAGCGTGCTAGATACGTCTATAATGACCAAGTGGAGTTCTTCTATGAAAACTTTCAAGGGGATTTGATGGCGTTATCTCTTGAGAATTTCAAAGCGGAGGAAAAACGTGATTAGAGTTTTAAAAGAATTCTTTGACCTTGAAGCAGGTCAATTCCGCCCAGTAGGTTCGACATTTGAGGGTACAAGAGAGCGATTTGAGGAAATCAATTCTACCTTGCCTGGATTTGTTGAATGGGGCGAAGAAAAAAAAGAAGTAATTACAAATTTTGAGTTACCTGAAGAATAAACCTCAATATCGTTATAAAAGGCCAGAAGCTCAAAATGGAGATTTAAGAACCCCCTTGACTTTCTATACTTCTAAAGTTGAGGAGGGGCTTCATGGTCGTGATGTGAGTTTTGAAAAAGCTTTTTATACAATGGGGCAAGTTTATTCACCTAGCATGAAAGATATTGAGATTGCTAGTGGTAAGTCAATGAGAGCAAAAATGACTCTGAAAATTCGTGATCCTTTAGCAGATTATCAACCAGAAAATCAACATTTTGTTGAAGTAGGAGATATTCGCTTGGCTAACAAGAAATGGCAAATAATCGATATACGTCCTGATTATGATAATCGGGATTTTTTGATAGTTATTATCGGTGGTGGTCAAGATGTCTAGTGGAGCAGAATTAAGAGGCTTCGACGATGTTCTTAGAAACCTTGAAGTTCATCTTGGTGATACTAAGGTCAAACGTACTACGAGTCGAGCCTTAAAAGAAGTCGCAAATGAAACCTTAGAAGAGTTTAAAGGTGCTTTGCAAGTCTACAAAGATAAAGGAGATACTATCGAAAGTGCAACTGTTGGGCATGTGACTGGTCTTGCTGCTGGCGTTCCTGTTGTGAAAATAGGTTTCGGTGAGGGTTCTCGATGGCGCTTGGTTCACTTGAATGAGTTTGGATATAGCAAGAATCCACATCCAAGAGGTTTTGGTGTAATTAGACGCTTTTCAGAGGCTCATGCTAAAACCTACAAATACAGGATGGCTAGTCATTTGAAGATAGGAGGTTTTTAGATGGTCAAAGATAAGTTTAATGAACTCTATGAGACATTGAAAAAAGATGAGACTTTAGCTGGAATCAGTATCAAATCTTTTAATCGTCCAGAAACGCTACCAAGCAATGAGACAAGTATCGTCATTAGACCAGTTGGCCCACCGATGCAGACGGCTCATGGTAGTAATACGAGCCTGGCTAAGACATTTCTCTATCAGGTCAATGTAGAGTCTAAAAATTATATGGAGTGTAAAGAACTCCAAAGAAAAATTGAAAAGATTATGGAAGAACAAGGATTTTATCAAACCACAGGTGGTTTAGATGAATGGATTCCAGAAATCAAACGCTACGTAGATGCTCGGACTTACAAGGGTCGGAGCGCTCTATATGAAGAATATTAAAAATTAAGAAAGAGGTGCTATAAATGGCATTAGTTGGTTTTAAACGTATGACAGTTCGTGTGTTGGATGGGAATGCCACTCCAACACTTGGACAAAACCTATTTGTAATTGAAGGTCAAACTGGTAAAGGTGCGACTCGTACTGCTAAGATTTCAGGCCTTTCAAGTGATCCAGTAAAAACTTATGGTAGCGATGTTGCTTATCACGTTTCAAATCGTGGTGTTGGTAACGTTAAGATGGAAATGACAGCAGTTGACATTCCTTCAACTGTATTGGCTAAAATCCTTGGTCATGTAATTAAGGATGAAATCATCGGTATTGGTGCTGATACAGTAGCTCCATACTGTTCAGTTATGCTTGAATCTAAAGCAGCTGATGGTACACAAGCACAAGTTGGTTTCTTCAAAGGCCAATTCTCAATGGATGCTGAAGAATTTGAAACCCTTAAAGACAAGCAAGAAGAACTTCCAGATGATAGCTTGAGCTTCTCAGCTATTGCAAGTGATGATGCAGATACTTCTGGTCTTTACTACATCAAGTACATTGGTAAAGATGAAGAAAAACTTAATAAATTCAAAGGCCAACTTAAAATGGTTGCTGCAGGGTAGAAAGAGAGCGCAAGCTCTCTTTTTATCTTATTTCTAGAAAGGAAAGAATATGGCTACGGTTAAATTTTTAATTAAAAATGAAAAAGGGCAAGATGTTCAAAAAACTAGTAAGGAAATCACTACCAAAGATTATCGTAACTACTTGATTATGAATGAAGCTTTAAACGATGATTTATCTGAAGTAGAAAAACTCGATAAACAGTTAGAATTTATTGCCTCATTGTTTGAAGATGTAGAAGTGGATGAATTGCTAGAATACACAGATATGTCTGACATCTTTGCAGTTTTCACAGACATTTACTCTCATCTTATTGGTGATGTTGACCCAAAGGGGAAAAAATAGAACCAAAGGAAGCGCTAAAAAGGTTCTATGGATTCGTCAAACAAGCTACTGAAGGTCCGTACGGTATGAGTATTCGTGATGTTATGGATACTAGCTGGGAGGATTTAATGGGAGTTATTGGCGAAACAGAATCAGCTAAGAAAGAAGAAGTAATGGACCTAGCTGACTTTCTGGAAACAATTTAAAAAAGGAGGATTAGAATGGCAGGTGGAACGCCACTAGGACAAATGTATATCGAGCTAGGGCTTGACGTATCGAAATTCAATCCTACCCTGAATGGTGCTAAAAATGCAGTAAAGTATTTTCAAAGCAACGTTAAGGCGCTAGATAGTTCTCTGAAAGATAACGGTAAAAATACAGATTTACTACAAGCAAAATACAAGACTTTAGGACAAGCGATTGGATCACAGAAAAAAGTCTTGGATGAAATGAAAAAAAGTTTTGATAGTCTTGAACCAGGGACAGCTAAATTTGATAAAGCAGCTGCTGATATTGAGCGCGAAAATGCAAAATTAGCAGCAATGGAAGGGCAACTTAGACGCGTCGAACAAGCTTTGATTGCAGTCGGTAAGGAAAACAGTTTTTCTGGCCGTTTAAACAAGTTGGGCGATGGCTTGATTAAGGGCGGAGATAAAATCAAAGCATTCGGTGATAATATTTCGAAATTAGGTGGGAAATTAACCACTGGCTTAACTGCTCCATTGGTCGCAAGTGTTGGCTTTATTACCAAAGCTGCAGTAGATTATGAATCCGCATTTGCAGGCGTCAAAAAGACAGTTGATGAAACTGCCACAGTTTCTTATCAAAAGTTATCAGACGGTATTCGTCAAATGGCTAAAGAATTGCCAGCTAGTGCAGTTGAAATCGCAAACGTAGCAGAAGTTGCAGGGCAGCTTGGTATCAAGGCAGAGGATATTCTTTCGTTCTCACGTACTATGATTGATATGGGAGAGTCGACCAACTTGAGTGCTGAAGAAGCTGCAACTGCAATTGCTAAAGTAGCAAACATTTTGGGATTGACATCGGACGATTATTCTCGATTCGGTGCATCCGTGGTTGACCTCGGTAACAACTTCGCGACTACTGAACGTGATATCGTTGAAATGACGAACCGTTTAGCAGCAGGTGGTAAACTAGCAGGACTAACTGCTCCAGAAATTCTAGGTCTAGCCACTGCTATGAGTAGCGTAGGGATTGAAGCAGAAGCAGGCGGTACTGCAATGACTCAAACCCTTACTGCTATCGGTAATGCGGTTTCTTTAACAAGTAAAGATTCTGCAGATAATCTTGCTCTTATCGCTAAAGTAGCTGGAACAACATCGGAAGAGTTTCAACAAGCTTGGAAAGAAAAGCCTGCCGAAGCGTTGCAATCGTTTATCAAAGGGTTACAAACTGCGCACGAAAAAGGCGCAAATATGGATGCGATCTTGATGAAGTTAGATATGTCAGGTATTAGGCAAGGAAACATGCTTAAATCTTTAGCTTTATCATCAGATAAAATGAGTGCAGCGATTGAACGATCTAATCAAGCGTGGAAAGATAACACTGCATTGACCAATGAAGCGAATAAACGTTATGAGACAACTGAGTCTCAATTGAAGATGTTTAGAAATCAAATTACTGATTTAGCTATCGAATTTGGGGGCCCTCTCTTAAAAGCTCTACGAGATGGTCTGAATGCAGGTAAACCTTGGATTGAAACATTAGCTAAAATGGCAAAACAATTTAGTTCAATGTCTGAAGAACAGCAAAGGAATATCCTCATGTGGGTAGCTTTAGCAGCAGGAGCTGGTCCAGCATTCACTATTTTTGGTAAAGGTATCACTATTTTTGGAAGCCTAAAAAAAGCGCTTGGTTGGTTTACAAAGGGGACAAGCAAAGCTGTTGGTGGTATATCATTAATGGCTAAAACTTTTCAAGCCTTTAAAACAACTGGGAACATCACCTCTGCATTTCAATTAGCTAGTTCAGGAATGACTACGTTTGGGGCAACAGCAGCTTCAGCGTCCACGTCAACAGGGCTTTTAGGCTCAGCAGTTGGACTATTAGCAAATCCTTTAGGATTGATAGTTGGAAGTACCGTTTTAGCAACTGCAGGTCTTGCCTATCTTAGTAACGAGCAAGAAAAAGCACGTATAAAATCAGAAGAGTTTGGAACTCAGCTGAGTGATACTGCAAGAGGAGAGTTGAGAAGCTTCCAAAAAACAGTAGATGAAACCAGTGTAGCAGTTGCTAATTTCGGAACTCACGCTGGAGATGTTGAAAAAGTTTCTGGAGCTTTTAAAAAGCTTTATGAAGATATTCAAGCAGCAGCAGACCAAAGCAACCACAGAATGGAAGAATTGGGTGCCAAATGGGGTCTAAGTGAAGAACAAATCTCTAAAGCTAAAGAAAGAAATGGTCAAATTGTTTCGAATACAGAAGCAATGATGAACCAAATCAATGAAATTTACCAACGCCATAATGGCGATGCTAGTAAGTTCTCTCAAGAAGAGAAAGAAATCATCTTGAATAACCAAAACGAGATGATAAAGGCTAAACTTTCTATGATGAGCTTATCTGCCGATCAACAAAAGGCGGCTTTGCAAGCTTTGAATGGAGATATTAGTAGTTTAAATGAAACACAATTAAAACACACTAAGGATGTTTTGAAACAAGCTATGGATGAAGAGAAAAAACTCTATGAATCATCTAAGAGCGAGTTGAAAGAACTATTAGACGGGAAGGCTATCGACCAAGAAACTTATAATAATAAAATGCAAGTGCTTGAGGCAAATCATACTCAAACTATGGAAGCTTTAGGAACGAAATATTATCAAGTTATGAAGGATTTAGACGAAAAAGTTAAATCCAGAACTGGTCAAAGCTGGAACTATTGGGAAGAAGCTAAAAAAGCTTTGGAAGAATACGGTCTATCGTATGAAGCAATTGGTCAGAAGGCAGCTGAAGCTTCTCAAAAAATGGGCAATTCGCATAGTATCCTTGCTAAATATACTAGTGATATGAGTAAGGAAGTAAAAGAAGCAAATGACGCTTGGTCATTGTTAGTCGGTAATATCGATAAAAACGGTAATTTCCAAGTCAAGTCGAATGTTAAGGAAGTAATCGGAGAAGCTGCTAAATCTGCAGAAGGTTGGGAGCAATTACAATTCATTGCTAAAACAGCTGATATCAACTCAAACGCTCGAGCTACAATTGCTGAGGCACTTGTAGAATCAGGCAAGTGGAAAGATATGACGCTTGAGGAAAAACAAGTAATTGTTAAGAATCAAGCAGGTTTACAAGCTATTTTTGATAGCGAAAGCAGTCTCAAGATTTGGAATGATATGCCTGCTAGTGTTAAAGAGCTTCTTTTGAAGAATACTGATATCATGAGTAAGGCCGATGAAGCGACAAAGGCTCTTGCTAATTATGACGCTTTAGCTCCGAAACAAAAAGAATTGCTTGCTAATGATGAAAACTTTAGAAATGCTGTTGCGCGTTCAACAGACACCTTAACAACCTGGAATGCAACAACTCCATTTACAAAGGATTTGCAGGTCAATCCAAACAATGTTTTGTATAACGGTCAGCTTTCGATTGATAAACTAACTGAGTGGAATTTAGCCCCTGCTGCTACTAAATCATTAGACGCAGTAGATAACACTGGCGCCGCTGTTGGTAGCGCCAATATAAGCGTGAACTCTCCAAAACAAGAAGTACCAATTGGTATTAATGCTAATGATAACACAGCAGGAGAATCACAATCAGCAAGTTTAAGTGTAAACTCTCCTTATCAATTTAAACCAATTGATATTAACGCTGTCGACAGAACACAAGGAGAAGCTAAATCTGCAGAGTATGCTGTAAATGCAGTTAGACAGAACGGACCTATTGATATTGATGCACGAGACAACACAAGCAGTGCGATCAATAATGTATGGTCTGGTTTGGTATCCTTGCCAGCTGTAAAATTTATTGATATCATCACTAGACATTTCACTGAGCAACACGCAAATGGTACTAATTACCACCCGGGTGGCCTAGCTATTGTCAACGACCAAAGAAATTCAAATTATAGGGAAATGATTACTTTACCAAGTGGTGAAAGTTTTATCCCAGAAGGAAGAGATGTACTTTTACCACTACCAAGAGGTTCGAAAGTACTTCGTGCAGACAAAACTAGACGATTGATGCGTGAACTTGGTGTTCAAAGATACGCGAGTGGTATTGGAATTCCAAGAGATGCAAAATTCTTGCGAGAAATGGATCGAGCACAAGAAAATATTGTAGTGCAAACCCAAGATAACGGAAATAACCAAGATATGTCTAAAGTTGTATCTGAAATTACATCTTTAAGAACAAGTTTGGAAAAACTCCTCACGGCTATACTTGAAAAACCATCTAATACTTACCTGGATGGTGATAAAATCTCGTTGTCAACTTACAAAAATCATGGAGCAATTTATGCAAGGGAGGGAATTTAATGTTTTACCTAATTATCAATGGGTTTAACACCTCTATTATCCCTCACAGTGTAGTTACTGATTTTGGGGTAAGTGAGTGTGCAGAACCTAAAACTTCAGAGACAACTGAAATTTATGGGATGAACGGAACTTATCGCGTTTTGGACGGATCGTACAAAAGTTATGAGCGAACGGTTTCTTTTTATCTCCCAAAACTAATAGATATTTCAACTGTTATTGAAAAATTTAACAACGGTATCAATGAAATAGAGTTCGGTTACCAACCAGGATCTTTATTTTTTGCTGAGTATATTTCAGCAAGCTATCATAGCAATGGGCCACACGCATATACGCTAGATATAAAACTATTAATGCAACCATTCAGGTATCCAAAGGATGTTGAACCAGTTGTATTAACAAGCGCTGGAACGATTGACAATATCGGTACAGTCTATTCTGAGCCTATCATTGAAATTGAAGGTGACGGAGATATATCACTTACAATTGGACGTAAGACCATGTATCTGACTGTAAATACCAAAGCTACAATCGATTGTAGACAAAGAAAACAGAATATCTATAACGCTACTGGAGCAGTTCAAAACACTCTCAGAAAGCGTGGAGGGTTCTTTGAAATTCCTGTCGGGACTAGTGGTGTTACGTATACAGGTAACGTACGTAAGGTTACTATTAAACCAAATTGGAGGTATAAAGTATGATTTATTTAACTGAAGGAAACATACCTCTTAATGCTGCCTACGATGATGATATCGTTCAAGAAGCAAATAGTACCTATCAATTAACGTTCAAGTTTCCAACAAACAATACCTTGTGGCAAAGGCTAAGAGAAGAAACATTTCTGACAGCTGATGATCTACATGGAGAGCAAGACTTTGTGATTTTTGAAATCGAGAAAAAGCACGGACATATTCAAGTCTATGCTAACCAGGTTATGACAATGTTAAATCACTATGTTGTCAATCCAATTTCTTTAGATAGAGTATCTGGTTCAGCTGCATTAAGCAGTTTTGCAGGAAGTATCACTCGTGATAATCCATTCTCGTTCTTTTCAGACATTGACGATAGACACACGTTTAATATTGATAGCAAGAACGCCATGGAAGCTTTGACCAAGGATAAACATTCTATCCTTGGTTTGTGGGGTGGTGATTTAGTTAGGCATGGATACCAAGTACGGCTTTTAAAAAATGGCGGTTCAGAAAATGAATCGCTTTTTATGTATAAAAAGAACCTATCCAGCTATGAGCATAAGACCTCTACTAAGTCTTTACGGACTCGCATCACTTTTATCACAACCATCCGTGGTGAGGGAGAAAATCCAGTCGATAAACATTATAAAGTTGTAGTTGATAGTCCACTGATTAACAAATACAGTCAGATTTATGAGGATGTTGTAGAAGTCAATGACCAAGACGTCAAGGATGAAGCAAGCCTTAGAGAATATGGCAAGCAGTATTTCAGAACAACCTTGTGCGATATGCTTGAAGATAGCATTGAAATTGATGTGGTTGGTCATAGTGATGTGCCCGTCCAGATGTTTGATGTTGTGGGTGTCTACCACGGATACTACGATCTGGACGTGCGAAAAAAAATCACTAAATACAACTACTCCCCAATGGCCAAAAAATTGAAGTCTATTGGTTTTGGTGAATTTAATTCAGGCTTAGCAAGCGCAATCGGTAATGCGGTAAGTGATGCGGTTAAAAGTGAAACTCAACATTTAGATGGAATCTTTGAAGCGAAATTAGCTAAAGAAATCCAAAATGCTGACCTTGCTTTTGACCGAAAAAAAGAAGAACTAACGAATCAATTCACAGATGAAGTGAACGCCATCAAAGCCAAAGCCGAGGAAAACAAGCAAGCGTTATCTGATGAAATCAACAGACGATTTCATGAGTTTAGTCCAGCTGGTTTTGAAGAAGCCAAAACTAAAGCGGAAGAAGCCTTGAAAAAAGCTGGAGCGATACCAGAGTTACAAGATAGATTTGAAAGTCTTAACCGTGAGAAAAACGAACAAGGTTTGAAGCTGTACAGAATGACGAACGAATTCCAGCTCGTCAAGGAAACAGCTCAACTCTATGAGAGAATTCTTGGAAATACACAAAACGGTATTTCTGACAACATTTCTCGCATGGTAATGACTAACCAAGTATTTCAAACAGAAGTTGGCAAGTATTCCACTCAAGGTGGACCGAATTTGCTCCGCAACTCACGAGCGGATGACGGGTTGAAATACTGGAATGGCGCACCTGATAAATTCAAGTTCTTAGAACACCAATTCTATATGAATGGTCAAAAGCGAATGTTTTTTCTTGAAAACGGCGCAGTCGTAGGCAGTCCATGGTTTATCTTTAAAAGAAACGCAGATTACACGCTTAACTTAACAGCATTTGACGCAAACACAGCTAGAGTCAGGATAACCCTTAGAAAATACAAGAAGGATGTCAATCAGGAAGTAGTTCAGACGATTTTTGACAAGACTGGAACCCCTGCTTTTGATTCAACTAAGGCCGTTAAGAAATCATTCAAATTCAACACAGGTGATTTTGATAAAGGTTATCTTGTTTTTGAATACACAGGTAACCCTTCGGGTTGGTCTGGTATGTTCATGTCCGAACTTGATTTTTACGAGGGGTCAAATGATAGGAAGTGGCAACCAGCACCCGAAGACTCATCAGAGCCTATCGAAGCAGTACGTACACAAGTCACACAGCTTGCTGGATCGTGGTCGGTTCAGAATTTGAATAGCGCAGGGGATATCATTGCTGGAATTAACATAGGTGCAAATGGTAACAACCGTATCGTTGGTAAGGCTACGCATATCACAGGCGAGACCTTAATTGACAATGCAGTCATCAAGTCTGCTATGATTGATAAGCTGAAGACTGCCAATTTTGAAGCAGGTTCAGTCACTACCAACATTTTAGGAGCTGAAGCAGTTACCGCTGAGAAAGTTAAATTTGATACCGCATTTATTCAAAGGTTAGTAGCGCAACAAGCATTTGTCGATGAGTTGTTTTCAAAGAAGGCAACCATTACTAAAATTCAGTCTGTTGACTTCACGGGTAGCCACATAAAAGGCGGAGTACTTACGTCTCTCAATGGTAATTCAACATTTGACTTGAATGCCGGACAGATCCGAATGCAAAGCGGTCCTACAAGTTGGAAGACATCATGGGATGCTAATGGGTTAGCTTTTCGCGGCCCTGGTAATGACGTTTGGGGCGCTATGGGTGGCGACTCTGGTGGTGGTGTTGGTATCTATATGCGTGGTGACCACGCTTTTAACCTTGTTGTTAATCACTCCGACTATGGTCCAAATTACAGTTATACAGCATTACGTGTAAAATACGGTGAAGGTACAACATTGCAATTTTCACCTGGTGGGCCAAGTTATAATTTATTAACGTTATTTAGAACCATTTTTAACAACTTCAGATACAACGAAAGTAAATATTATGACATGAAATAAAACGAGGTAAATAATGAATCAAGCAGACAAAGTTATAAACGACTTAGCAATTCAACTCGCTAATAAAACGATTGAATGCGCTAATTACAAGGCTCTTTACGAAGAGGCTCAAGGAACGCAAGCACAACTTGAGAAAGTAAACAAGGTCTTGCAGTCAAATGATGAGTTAAAGGCTCTATTTGACAAGGTAGCAGAAGAACAGAAAGAAGGATAAGAAATGACATTTATTGTTGTTAACAAGTATTTACAAGAAAATAACCGCACAGCCGTATCTATTCGCCAAGAAGCGCCATACACAGCTTTTGACCGCGTTTTGATTGGTAACCGTGTGAATGACTCAGACGAGGAATTGATTAAAGCAGTCATTGCTCAAGTGACGACTGAGTTCAATCCAGCTGAGGGCGTGAAGAAGCTTCAAGAAGACTTGCAAACGCAAGCGCAAGACTATGAAGCAAAATTGGCGCAAAAAGATGCTAAGATTGCAGAAGTCAAAGCAGTCGCAGACTGGGCAGTATTGGCTCGTGTAACAGATGTAGAAAATCCACTCAACCCTATTGTATTCAAACGTGGTCTTGAATTGGTTGACCTTGGTCAAATTGGTAAGACTTACCAATCACAAGAAATTTTCACACTTGAAAATCCTAACCATGTTGAAAAATTCCAAGAAGGTAAGCGTGTAATGGTTCAAGTTAACGAGCCATTCACTTATCAAGGCGAAACGCTTGAACAACTAGCTACACTTGAGCAAAACGGTAAGCTAGGCATCTGGAAGTGGACAGAACCTAAACCAGAAGCTAATACACCTACTGCCACACCTACCGTCAACTAGTAGGAGGTGTTTATGCAAGATTTAGCATTTAGCGAATTGCTTGAGCACTTGAAAAATCTTTCGTACAGTCCTTACATTCATTTCTTTTTCTGGCTGATGATTTTGGATATCGTGACGGGATATATCAAGGCATTCAAGACTAAGCGATTTGATAGCAAAGTAGGCACAATGGGATTGATTAGACATTTCATTGTGTTCGTTGTTATCTTGCTTGTAGCTATGTATGCCCGTTCACTTGGTTTTCGTAGCTTCGGGATTGCTTGGACCATGTTCTTTTCTTTCAATTATCTGTTCTCGGTTATCGAGAATTGGGAAATGATAGGACTAGCTTTCCCAGAAGTCTTGAAGCCTTATATCAATCAAATCAAGAAAGACAATGCAAGGAAATTAGGTCAATTCTTAATCAATATTGACCAGAAAGACAAAGTTGAACTAGAAATCAAAGAGGAGAATGATGATGAATAAAATTAACTGGTCCGTGCGACTTAAAAACAAAAACTTTTGGCTTGCTTTAGTTCCAGCTTTGGCACTACTTGCGCAAGCATTTGCGAATATTTTCAATCTTACTTTGGAATTCGGCGATACAGTCGATAAAATCCTAGTGTTTATCAATGTTTTGTTTGCGTTTCTCGTTTTGGTTGGTGTTGTTAACGATCCGACAACATCAGGGTTTTCAGATAGTGAACGAGCATTGACCTATACTGAACCAAGCGAAGATTAACAGGTTTGAGAGCCCTTTTGGGTTCTCTTTCTTTTTTAAAAAGAAAGGAGGTAGCATTTGAAGAAGGTTATTGAGAAGGAATTAACCATTTCAACCAATAATAGAGATATTGACAGGCTTTATCAAGAGTTTTACAGTAAAGACAAAGGCATTGCTGAGTTTAAATTCACGCTTAATGAATTGACAGCTACCAAGGTTATCTGCTTGTTTTATTTCAAAAAAACCAAGCGATATAAAGAAGTTGAAGCAGTTATCGAAGGTAACACGTTCACGGTTCAATTTGATACATCGTTGATCACAACAGATGAGTCCGTGATTGGTTATATCTACTTCGAGAAAGTCGAGCAATCCGCAGACGTGTATAGCTTTATGTTTAGTGTCCATGTAAGTGAGATTGACAAAGCTATCCAGACACCACTCATTGAACGTGAAGCTGGTCGAGTTGTTAACGTCAACGATATTGTAACCAAACAAGAGCTGGATGCTCTGTTTGAAAAAATCAAAACGCAAGGTGGCACGTATGACGATAGCGCCTTAAAACAGCGTATAGTAGCCTTAGAGAGCAAGCCCGAAATTGATACTAGTCAGTATGCGACTAAGCAAGAATTACAGAATGTTGCTTTATCTCAAGGTCCTAAAGGCGATAAGGGTGAGACTGGAGAACGTGGACCACAGGGAGAGGTTGGACCTCAAGGTTTGCGTGGCGAACCAGGACCCCAAGGGAACCCAGGAGAAGTTGGGCCTCAAGGTGAAGTAGGTCCTAGAGGTGCAGATGGACCCCAAGGCCCTCAAGGTATCCAAGGTGAACGTGGACCGCAAGGGCCTATTGGTTTAACTGGACCTAAAGGGGACATTGGTCCTATTGGTCCTCGTGGAGAAAATGGTCGTGACGGTGTTGGTATCCCTCAAAAATTGACTTTAACTGGCAATACGCTTGTTCTATCAGATGGTGGTGGAAGTGTTGTACTTCCTACTTCCACAAATACAACAGCTGGGCAAGGCAGCGAATACGAAATCCACGGAACAGGAATGCCAAACGGGAAGGTAACCGCACCAGTCGGTACTACTTATGTGGATACCGCTGTTACAAACGGCGCTTTGAAGTGGATAAAACGTTCAGGCACTAACAATCAGGGATGGGAGGTTCTCACAGGTGACACAGGTTGGAGAACTCTTCCTATTGTTTCAAAACTAGGCTCATCATATTTAAAGGTACGCAGGAAAAATGACACTGTTATGTATCAATTCGGTGGGCTAAGCTGGGGTTGGTTCGGTGTTGTTCGCAGAGGTGGCGCTGGATATAGCCCACAAGGGAGCGATAAAGAAAGAAACTGTTATATCTTAGGATTGAGTGGAGTCCCTCTAGGTTTCAGGTCTGAGTCTAGTCTTATTGGCGGTATCTATAATGACAAAGGCACGCCTTATGGCACATGGTACTTGGGAGGCTATGGAGACAGTAACATGCTAAGATTTCAGTTTACTGACCCTGTCCCGACAGACCGAGATATTGGAGATATCCGAGTAAGCTCAATCTCTTACTTGACGAGTGAACCTTGGCCTGGCGTTTTACCATAATATGAAAGGAAAAAATACAAATGAAAAAAAACGACTTATTCATCGATGTTTCATCACACAATGGTTATGATATTACAGGTATTTTATATAGCATGGGTACAACAAATACTATTATCAAAATTTCGGAAAGCACAAGTTATATCAATCCATGCTTATCATCACAAGCAGAACAATCAACTCCTGTAGGATTTTACCACTTTGCTTGGTTTGGTGGTGATGTATCACAAGCAGAAGCTGAAGCGCAATTCTTCCTTGAAAATGTACCACAAAGTGTTAAATATCTTGTGTTAGATTATGAAGACCATGCAAGTGGTGATGCTCAAGCTAATACAGATGCTTGTATCAGATTTATGGATGTCATTAAGAATGCTGGATATGAACCAATCTATTATAGTTATAAGCCTTTTACACTAAGCAATGTGTACTATGAACAAATTATTGCTAAATACCCTAACAGCTTGTGGATTGCAGGGTATGGTTTAAATGATGGTAACGCTGATTTTGAATACTTCCCATCAATGGAAGGAATTCGTTGGTGGCAATATTCTTCAAATCCATTTGATAAAAATATTGTGTTACTAGATGATGAAGAAACAGAAATTGATTCTGGTTGGAAGAAGAACGACACAGGTTTTTGGTATGTACGTTCAGACGGAACTTACCCTAAAGACCAATTTGAAAAAATTGACGGCACTTGGTACTACTTTGATGAAAATGGCTACATGCTATCAGATAAATGGAAACAACGCCCTGATGGCACATGGTACTACTTTGACAAATCAGGCGAAATGGCTACTGATTGGAAGAAGATTGCTGATAAGTGGTACTATTTCAACCGAGATGGTGCAATGGCTACAGGATGGGTCAAATGGTATGAGAAATGGTACTATCTTGACTCAGAAAATGGGGGCATGAAATCTGACTGTTTCATTAAATACAATGACGGTTGGTACTTACTACTCCCTGATGGCCGTATGGCCGATAAGCCTGAGTTCACAGTAGAACCAGACGGCTTGATTACCACTAAATAAAAATAGAAAGAACAAAAATTTAATTACACTAGACCGCTAGCATTTGCTGGCGGTTTTTTTGTTTGCTTAAAATAGAAAAAACAGTGAAAAAATCACTGTTTGTCTTTTAATTTATGGGCGTATTCAGTCATATTGATAGCATGCTTTAACCGCATGTTCATAATATCAGATACACCATTTTTATATTTATCCACAGCTTGAGTAGATACGCCACAGTTTTTGCTGATAGCATAGGCTGTGGCGTTGTCTAAAAGCCAGTGGATCGCTTTAATATCTACTGACATATATTATTACCTCATAAAATACCAAATCGCAAATAGGAGTAGAAGAAGTCCAATAATAAATTCAACTTTTTCACGCTTGGTAGTTTTTCTAATTTTAAGATTTACTTTCATTGTTTTTCCTGTTATAATTTAAGTACACCCCCCGAAGGGGTGGATAGTGATTTCTCACTATCCAAATTCGATGTGCCATTCAAAGCTGATTATAAATAAGTTTATTTTGATGACTATCTTATTTGTTTTTACTTTGAGTGGTTTCTTTTTGAACTTAAACATTAAATTTTCCTTTCTACTAGTTTCCTTGTCTAAGGTTTCCTC